AATGCCGCGGTAATGGCCTTCACACACGGCATTCCACTCGCGGAGGGTAGTCCGACCGGCCCCGCACTCCAGATCGCGCACGATCACACTTGCATAATACATGAGCCAACGCGCCCGCGCAAGGAGCTGTGTTTTTTCCTTGATCGCCCCGCCGGGAGGCCAGATACCCGCCACCGACATTTCGTCGGGACTCGGGACGATTGGCGTTATTTTGTTACGCTTCCAATACTCCTCGGTATACGCTTGCAGCTCAGCAGACACCGGATCATGCACCCGGTTCATGTCCCGCAGATCGTTCATGGTAACCTCATTCGCGTATCGCGACTATTCGCGACTACACCCATTGTATATGCTATTAGCGTGCCAGTCAAGACTGTCACTTTTTTAGACACCGCCCCTCGCGCTTGTCGCGTTTTGAGGCGGTGTCATTGGTAACATATAGATCAAGGAGATACCTGTTACCAACCCCGTGGCCTGATCGTCCACGGGTCCCCGAGAGGCGCTTTAGCGCCGAGCGGACCTGCAGCGGTCCGCAAAGAGGACTAGCCCGGACCCTTTCGGGTCCGAGCTATCCTTTACAACACCATTGGCCCTCCGGCCAGGATTGACGCGCTAGTCGCGCGCCGAGCCCCTTAGGGCTTCTTTTCCGCCCCTGCGGGCGGCGGAGCCGCCGGCGGCGGAGCCGCCGGCGTTTCCTTTTCCTCGGGAGCAATGAGCCCGAGAGCTTGCGAATCCTTCAGATTCGCCGGGTCCGCAATAAAGCGGACCATATTGACAGCAGAATTACCGAACCGCTCGCGGATTCGGACCGGCAGACGCCGGAAATACTCCTCGGTCCGCCGGACCTCGTTCAGCATAGTTTGATAGTCATACACCGTTTCGCCACGCCCGAACGGAGCGGAGGCGACGGACTGCATGAATACACCGACGTTTCGGATATCGACGCCCTGTGTCGCGTACTTCTTGAGAATGCTATCGACCTTCGTATCTTTCCCGAGATAGCCCGCGGTCTTAGAAGCCGCGCCCGTGAAAGAGATCGAATGCGGTCTTTGGGGCTTGTGCCCCTCCTGCACCTTTTCCAAGGATCACCCCTTCCGCGCTTTGAGCGCTTCCACTTCGGAGACGGGAGTAACGTCCACGACGGCGACCGGCGTCACGATCCCCGTTTCCGTATCGAACTCGCCCACTAGGTGGAGCGTAAAATCCTCCGGCGCTTTGTTCCACGCCGAGGAGCCACCCCGCTCTAGCACTTCCAACCAACTGCGCTGGCATTCCGCCCGGTTTTTGAACAGCATTAGGCCGAGGTATTCTTCCAACTTCCGATCCCTTACGGCGAACAGACCGCGCTTCATGATCGTATGCCCTTTTCAGCTTTGCCGCTATGCGGCGCTTGACTATTTCCTCGCGAACCTTACGCCGCTCCGGCGTTTCGTTCGCGGGATCACGTTTCGCCGCAGCTCTACGCTTGCGACGGTCTTTGAACTCTCGGAATGTTTCCTCGCCGACAAACTTCACCATGAGCCGGTCGAAATACGGAGGTAATGGCACCTGTGTTAGCGTTTCCGGGTGAATGACGAAATCATTGCGGAATAGACTCTCCGCATTAGCCTTGAAAAAATTGCGCCCAATGCCCTGCGAAGCAACCACGTAAGGACGCATTTTGCCAGATTCACCCGCAGCCCTACCGTGCCACTCTTGCTTTTTTAGCGCATAGCGCGCTGTGTACCCTGCGGACTTCGCGGTTAGCGTGCCGACAAGGACGTTTCCAAGACCCCAGATATGATCGAGGGTCGCCGACTTATAGAGCGGATCTTTCGCGCCCGGATTGTTTTCCGTACGCACCAGATCCGACGGCGCCCACCCGAATACGCACGCATGGTAATGGGGTCGTCCGAGCTTTTCGCCGTATTCGCCGCAGGCGACATAGCGTATCTTCGGCGCTCCGGGTTGTTTCGAGAGGTACTTCCGGAGCCGCTTCCAAAATAGCTGCAGGTCGATCCGATTCAGCGACCAATCGCCCGGAATGGACTTCGGGTTGTACGTGAGGGTCAGAAAGCAACCGCTCATATGCGACCTCAGCTCTAGGACACAGCGGAGGGACCATTCCCCCGCTTTTTTCAGCTTGCAACCCACGCATTTTCCGCATGGTAGCTCCAGCTTTTCGGCGTATTGCGGACGCTTTTCAGCATACGCCATAGCCGACAATCCGAATTGTAGCCGTGGCTTGCCCGACTTGTGCAGCATTCCCGCTTTACGGAACTGCCACGCAGTTATCGGGCGATAGCACGGCACCGAAACACCTCCGGGTTTGAACTACGCTTTCAGAGAGGGATAAGCCGCGCGAGGCGGGCCGCTTCGCCGCACACGGCACGCGCGCGCGGTCTTATCCCCCTTCCGAACTACAGCCGGTATCCAGCTCGAGGAGCGTACAGGTTACGCTTATGCGTCTTTGACGCTTCCTTCGAGAACCGGCGCTTATCGGACTTCTTATTCGCTGGCTTGCGCTTCATGTTAGCCCTTTCCCCTTATGGCTTCCTTGTGAGCCGCCAATTCCATACGGTTACGCTGCTTTTGATCTTCTGCCCAATATCCGGCATTGGCTTGCCGAGCGGACGCAGCGCCCCCGTATACATTCCCAAGACCTTGACTCAGCAGCTTTCCGGCCGTACTGAACGTGCCGCCGAGATACTTCTTAGCTGTGTGTACCGTTTTTCCGGCGACCGACTTTAGGAACGCCTGATCGCCCTTTGCGGCTTCCTGATCGACTTTGGCTTGCGCGGCTTCCGCCTTGCTCTGCTCGATTGTCGCGTCAGCCTTTGCCCCGGCAGCTTTCGCCGTACTTGACACGATTGCCGACTGTGCCTTTGCGATTGCCGGGTTTTCCTTCGACGCTTCCGCGTCAGACACCGCCGACACCGCGTCAGCGATACCCTTGACGGAGGAGCCCAATTCGCCCCCGCGAACTGGGTTTGTGGACTGCCCCGCCGGAGCCGCCGACGAGGGAGGAGACGCCATAGCCATGGGATTCATTCCCGCGGCTTTGGCGTCCTCGAATCCACGTTGAAATTGCGACGAGGACATTTCCTCTGCGAACTTCATGTTCGCAAGGTTTGTGAAAATGCCCCCGGCCGTTCCAAAGAGGTCCATTAGATTCGACGCAGCCCCGGAACGTTGTACGTGGGCAGCTCACGCACCGACTGCATGGAAATCCACGAATCCAGCAAGAAATGCGGCTCGGTCGGAATCGCGATCACTCGCGAGATAGGAGGAGCGTCCACAATGAATTCCGGCGAGAGGGTCGGGAGCGTCGCGAAATCCTGCGCCAAATGCCAGAAATCCACCGACGTTTCGCCCGCCGAGACGTTTGACCGGAATAGCCCGGTAATCATGTTCGGCTTGTAACGGTAATCGTCATACCGACCGATATAGCCGAAAACGTCCTCGTCCACGGGTGTACCCTGCGGATTCAGAACCGATTGACCCTGTGCATAGACCTCCCGGTTCAGAACCGCTTGCTCGCCGAGATTCGCGAAATGCGGAATCAAGAATTCCAGCTTTTCGCGCCGGGTGTACTGGCGCAGAACGCCCTGCTGATAGTTCAGATCGGCGCGAACGTTCAGGAGCCCGACGATAATCCCATGCTCTGTGAACGACTTGGAGAACCCATGCCGATCGCCCTGCGAGGAGCCGACGCCGTAACCGGCCAGATTGCCCTGCGGCGTCGAGACGGACCCGGCCGTATTGACCACCGGGTTGACGTAGATCGACGTACGACCGCCGCCGAGGTATTCCGGACGCTGCAGCCGAGCGTCACCATTCGACACGCCATAGACCGACTGCAGCAGCTCTGTGTACCTACTGCCACCGCGCGCAAGCATTTCGTAGAACTGCTGAATCACGACCGCTTGCCGGAAATCATTGATCGTAGCAGACGCCCCGGCAGCGTCCAAATTGACACCCAGCTGGGCGTCATTCCACGCGAGGAACGAAAAATCCGTACCCGCTGGCTGCAAACCGACCTGCGTACCGCCGCTGAACGACTGCATTTTCGTCGCGACCGCGCCGACTTGGAACGACGGCACACCGTCAACGTACCCCGCGTCGCCGGAAACGAGCGGCTGAACCGGCAGTAGCCCGCCGAGAGGGAGAAGCACCTCGGGACCCTTTTGCGGCCACGGAACCGCCGACGTGATATAGTCGTGCCGCTTCCCACGAGGGAGGAGCCCATAGAGCGTAGGGTCGTCCGGCCCGTCACCCTTTTCACGAGCGACCGAATCCTGCAGATTCTGATCGCGGAACCACTCATTCCAAATGAAGTTATAGGCGCGCGGATAGAGCGCCGACATGAACAGATCGGGCACACCAACCGGGATACCGAAGTAATCCCAGATAGAGCCCGTGGTCGCCGACGCGCCCGGAGGAGCCTGTACGATCGGGACGAGGTAATCCGTAGGGTCGTCCGGGTTATCCTGCGCCCCCCACATTCTTTCCCAATTGTCCCACAGGAGGCGCATGGGAACGAAGAAGAAGAACGTTTCGAGGTACAGGTTATCCATTAGCGGCTTTTGGAGCGTAGCGAGCCGACACAGGAAATTGCAATCCACCTTGTGCGAATCGCCGGGCGCCACCTCATCCATAAGGAACGGCACCAGCACGCCCTCATCGAAGGACGTTTTGTAGCCGTGGCTCCGGTCAAAGGACGACCGTTGAGCCGACACCCGCGGAACCTGCGAGAACGTATGCGCTTCCCTGCGCCCGGACTTTCCGATTGCCACGTTACTTTGCCTTTCGCTTGCGCTCGCGCTTGAGCGCCGTTTCGTAGCCTAGCGCCTCAGCGGCGCGTTCAATGCCGCGGCAATGGCCTTCACACA